GGGCACGGATGCGGTTGTTGGAAGATCAGGTAAACCTGTTCGGGTCTTTGCCGTTAATTTCACGAGTGATGGTACGGCCGGCGTCCTGATCCTCCGTAATGGAACTTCGACAGGTGGGACCGCTTTTGTTACAGAAAACGGCGTTGTTAGCTCAGGGAAAACGGTCGAATACGGTACGTCTGGAGTTTCCTTCCCGGCGGGTTGTTTTCTTGACGTGGATAGTCATGTGACCGGTGGGGTAGTGGTCTTTGCCCAAGAAGGCGTTTAATGGCGACGTTTTTACAGCTACAGCAGGAGTTAGGTGCTCAGGTCGGCTTAGATCAAACGGTCTCAAGTCAGGCAACATTGCTGAAGCGCTGGATCAATAACGCTCAGCAAACGATACTTCGGGCTTATGAATGGCCCTTCCTGCGAAGTCCTACTCCTTTAGTTATTCAGACGGTTACGGATATTACGACAGGGACCGTTGCTACTACGGCTGCCTCTACCACGATCACGTTTAGTAGTGCTCCTTCCGTTTCAGTAGCGGGGCGTTTCATCCAAACTTCAAGCTCAAATGATTGGTACAAGATCACAGCCCATACCGCTGCAACTACAACGGCAACGCTTGAAATCGCCGCTATCTATACGGCTGCGGCGGCAACGTATACGGTGAGGAAATTCTATTACTCAACAAGTTCAAGCGTAGACCGGATTATTCAGATATTCCAAGACGTTCAGCCCTATCAACTTCAAGAGACAACGCCCGAATACTTCCAGTCCTTTAACCCAGGGTTCTTGTCTAGCGGAACTCCTCGAATCTATTGCATGGCCGGGATTGACGCCTCTACGGGAGCTGGCGTCCCGCAATTCAGGCTTTGGCCTAACCCGGATTCGGTCTTAAACCTCCGAATTGACTATCTAACCGTAGCAACGGATCTATCCGCTGATGCAGATGTTTCGGTTATCCCGGCTAAGTGGCATACGACTGCGCTGATTGAAGGAGCTAAGGCTCAGGGCTTGTCCTTCTTAGACGACACCAGGGCCCAAGATTCCTATGTGATTTTTAAGAACATGATTGAAGAGATGAAAACGGAGTATGAGATAGGTCTTCATCGTCACCGAATTATGACTTCAGCCGATAATCAGCCGATTAGCGGAAATCTAGGATTTTTGCCGCTACCCGGCTACTACCCAAGAGGGAGCTAAATGGCAGCACGTGGACCAGGTGTACCGTTAGCAGATTTTACGGGGGGACTTAATGTCATGGACCCCGAATACAACCTTCCATTAAATCAATCCCCTGATTTAGACAACATTGTTTTGCAGAAGATGGGATTTAGGAAACGTAATGGCGATTCAGCATGGAATTCAAGCGCGATGGTTTCTAGCGCTACAGCCATTCATGGGATGGGCTACTTCGTGACGGATGGCGGAACGGAATTTCTAAATGCCATCGCCGGGACTAAGTTTTTTACTGATTCTGGTCTATCAGGGACCATGACTGATGCAACAGGCGCGATAACGATTACAACAGGTCAAAACAATATCTGGAACTCAGTCAATTTCAATAATCTTCAAATTTGGTTCGGGGGAGCTCCAGATTCCCCTTTCAAGTATTCGGGAACCGGAAACGCAGCAGCTTTGGGCGGATCGCCACCTACAGCCAATAACGTTTTTGGAGCTAATAACCGGATATTTGCCATGAATACAACAGCTAATCCCTCTCGTATCTTTTGGCCCGTAGTATCCAATCCTGAAGATTGGACTGGAACAGGGTCCGGCAACGCAGACGTTGCGGCATCTGATGGCGATAAGCTGATGTGTGGGATTGTAACCGGTCCAGATACCGCTATTCTCTTTAAAAATAACAGTACCCACATGATGATTTTGACCCGCCAACCTTTCCCGATCTATCAACTTCAAAGAGGCGTAGGAATAGCTGGGAAGAACGCCTGGGCTTTTGCCAACGGGGAGATCTACTTTATTACGCCTGGCCTTCGGATGCGCTCAACTACGGATGGCGTTAACTTTAAGACGTATCCAACCAACATTGATCCCATTTTCGACACGATTAACCCATCACGTATTAGCTTTATTCAGGGGGCTTATTATCAGCAGGAAAACTGGATTGTATTTTGTGTGTCTACAGGATCGAATACGACTAACAATTACCTCATTATTTGGGATATAGACCGCGAATGTTTCTTGAGATGCACGACAGGCTTCAAATCAAACATTCTGGGTATTGTTCAAAATAGGCGCTTATTCGCTGGGCATTACAACGGAAAGCTTTACGAAAAGCTGAAATTGACTGTATTTGCTGATGCTTCGGAGGCTTCTCCAGGCGCTATCGATGGACACTGGCGTACTCCGTTTAGCAACTTTACGCAAGAAACCGATATCACCATCCATCCCACTTATGTTGACGTAGTAGCCATAACTGAAAGCGCTTCCACATTAGATATCTCCTACGGATTTGACTTTACTTCCGCTCAAACCACTCAAACCTTTAGCCTTCAGGCGGTCGGCGGGGTCTGGGATAGTGGTCTGTGGGATACGGCTGTATGGGGCGGCCAGAATGCGACTGTATTACGTCAATTTGTGCTCGGACGCGGAAATCTTTTCAGTTTCATGCTGCGAAATGCCACGGCTTCCCAAGGTTATACCGTTCAAGGGGCTATGGTCAGAACAAAGAGCGATAAAGCTCGGAAAGTCTTTGCAAACACTTAGAGGGTACTATCTTGGCGATTTCATTCACTATCAGTTACACCTTTACTCCAGGGACCACAATATCATCTTCTCAGGTTAATACAAATTTCTCCGATGAAGCCAATGTATGGATCGGTCTTGAAGCGCTCACGAAATCATTCGCAGCTCTCCGCGTAGATGCTACGCCAACGACTTCAACAGATGTCGCCATTAAAAGTTACGTCGATAAACTAAATGCCTATCGCAGGCCTAATCTTCAATTTGGGTCTATCACGACGGTTGCCGTCGAATCTGGTCTGGACGGAACCTCTGGCGATATTCCGCTTCTTTTCCCAGACGGAACTCTTCGGACTGAAACATCCACTACACGAACGACATTCGATATCACAAGAAACGCTGTACTTGTTACATCTGGAGCACAATCAGGATTAACGGGAGCAACCTCAGAAGCGACGAACACCTGGTACGCTTTGTACGGTTGTAAAGTTACGGATTCATCTACGTTATGGGTCACGGTAGGATCTACGGTTCTGCCTATTCGAGCCAATTTTTCAACGCTCAATACGGCCTATGGAACCAATGGGTGGGTTTATTTGGGTTTGATTCGAAACGGTGACGGGGCGAGTGCTACGGGCGACATTCTTGCTTTTACGCAAGTAGGTCATATGAGCTTATTCCAGAACGTTTCGGCAGATGCCGGAACCGCATCGGGGAGGGGACTTCGCCTAGCGGTCGGAACTAGTGCAACATCGCTAACTTACACCTATTCGGCTGGAACATCTGGAGCCGTGATCCCAAATAATATCGGGCATGCCTATTGGACCGGAACGGTGGCACTCGGTTCTTCCGGTGTAATGGGTATGTCTAACGCTGGCGGAACTTATAACTACTTGAACGTTTCGGGCCAATCCACCACAAGCATTTTCCCTTTATGGGCCGTAGCCTCGGACGGCCTGATTCTTACGGGTCCAGCAGCATCCAACTATTCAATCCGCTTGTCAGGTTACATTGACAACGTTTTAGGAGTCGGAGCTAACCCAATACTCTAATGGAAAAGAAAATCGAACCGGATAGAAATTCACCCAGGATAACTCGACCGATCATTATCGGCGATTTAACTTTGGCAAGTCCGACAACAGAAACAACGGTCGGGGCAGCTGGAGGAGCATCAGCGTTGCCAGCGACGCCCCTAGGATATGTATTCGTCATGATCGGCAATACACCGGTCAAGATTCCCTACTTCAATATATGAACGATACGATTACGACTTCTTTGTCTCATGGATTGACCTATAAATCATCTGATCCAACGTTTTATCTAGCCCAATCTATTCCACCGGGCATGAATGAACAGTTTTCAGATGCGGTTATTGATTTCATGAACTCTTCCGGCCTTCCAAATGGCATTGAGAAACAAGGATTCTTTTACCAAACCCTTCAAGCGATTGCTACATCTGCGATCCTAGGGCAAGGCCGTGAGCTTTGGCTAGGCATTCATGATGGGACGCTTTATACCTACATCTTGGCATCCATCAGCCCTGATTTTGATGGACGCCTAGCCTATACAGTAACTCAAGCCTGGGTTAAAGAAGATCAGCGTGGGAAGCGATGGGTCAGAGATGCGTGGCAAAAAGTTAGACAACGGGCGAAAGACACGTTGTGCAGCCATTTCGTGGTTCATTCGACTAAGGCTAATACAGCGGCTTATTGTCGGTTTTTAGGTAAAGGTTTTCATAAAGTAATCGAAATTTTGAAAGAGGAGATTTGATATGGGCGGAAAAGCTGGACGCGTTGCAACTGGAATTGCCACAGGTGGATTATCCGAGGCTGCCAGAGCAGCAGCAGGGAATCCAATCGCAAGACGTGCAGGAGCAGCAGCACTCACGGGTGGATTGTCAGAAGTATTACAACAAAATCCGTACGGTATTCCTCTTACAAATCCACTGCCTGGGCTCTATAAACATGGCGGGGGTGGAAATTCTTCTGGTGTTTCAGGGCCTTTCTCAGTTGATCCGGCGCAGTCTGCTTATGATCAGGAAGCGATTAGGACTCTTGGTGAAAAACAATACAAAGATACACTCGGAGCAATCGATAACAATTCATCTGCCCAGCAGGATTATGCTGCTCAAACTCTTAAACGCATGACTCCAGATATTGAAGAAGGACTCAATTCTCAGCATTTACTCAATTCGTCTGCACTTCATCAAGAACTCGGGCGACAAGCTTCTAATTTGGCCCAGGATGTGGCATCGCAAAGAGCTAATGCTATTCAATCGGCTTTAACTGGAAAACAAGGCTTTGAGACCGGAGCTTTGCAGCGCGGTCTTAGCTTAGAAGATTTTGTTAATCAAGCAAATGTCGCAAAGTCTATAGGTGCTCAAATGGCTCCCCAGGTTAGTAATGGCAAGGGGAATGCGGTGGCAGGATTAGGCGCTGGCGCAACTGCGGGTGCGGGTTTTGGTCCGTGGGGAGCTGCTCTGGGTGGAGTCGGTGGTGCACTCCTAGGAAGTGGCAGGAAAGGTAAATAACATGCCTACTCCAGATTTCACAATGAGGGCGGGTAGTTTCCCGATCGAGGCCGTAATTAGCGCAGCTCAACGCAAAGCTGCCCTTGAGCAGCAAGGCGATGCACAAAATAATCAGCAGATTGTCCAAGGTCTTGAAGCTATTGGAAAAGTTGGTCAATCTTTAGTTGATAAGCGGCTTCAAGTGGCTCAAGCTTTGGCGCTCGGGAAAGCTCTTAATATCCCAGACGATCAATCTCGCCAAATGACACCTGAGCAAGTGATTCATGCTGGGACAATCAAATCTGGGGCAGGCTCACCACTTTACTATTTAATGGGATTGCATCCAGAATTGGCTAAGAATCCAGCGTTTATGGCGGCTATGAGTGGAAATCAGCCGCCTACTGCTGGGGTGAATACGGGCGGTACAACGCCACTAGCCACTTCTCCTAATGGTGCAATGTTAGCTTCAAACGTTACTGCTACTCCTATAGCTCCTGTCGCTGGCGTGGGGGGAGCGCTGCCTACGGCTACTCCAGCCCCCGTACCCGTTCCTATCGCTGCACCTGGGTCCGTCACTCCGACAGCAGATCCAATGTCTACTTTTCTAAATATGCCAATGACTAAGGGGCAGATGGCTTCTTTGAAAATGGGGACAGCAGCGGCTGCTGCTAATCGACCTGAGCATGTAATGACTCAGCAACAGGCACTTGACGCAGGTATTGTCCCAAAGGAAACACGAATACTGCCTAATGCAAAAGATCCAAATCAATTCACTATTGGCGGGAAAGAAGATCAATTCTATCAGCGCGAATGGGACAAATTACTTAAAGAGACCGATC